AAAAACGCTCAAATGTTAGCGTCTTTCTCTATTAATGATGGTGTTGATACTAACGCGGTTAAAGATAGCGCAGACTTAGCAGGGTTTAGTGTTGGTCAAGGCGCGTATAGTGAAACTTATCAGTCAGGCTCAAGCACTCCAACACTTGCACAAATGCCAGCAGTATCTAAGGTGTTAAAGCCTTACACTAATGCCGGTTTAAATGGTGGTGGATTGTATAAAGAAAACATGGGGTTCTTAGGCTAATGAGTAGCGCACAGATACAGAAGCGAATTCAAGCGGGGCTAAAGCGAGCACAACGTAAAACTGGCTCACCTACTGCCGACAAGGTATTTCTTGTTAGTAAGATTGTCACTGCTGGAACTCCACTTGTACCAGGCACAACAACTAGCACGAACATTGAATTAGTTAACGCTATCTTTATTGACTACGATGCTAAGCACTTTGATATAAACATCTTAGCTGGTGATAGAAAGTTAATATGTGACAACGTTACGATAGTTAAACAGGGTGATGAGATTACACAAGGTTCGCTAACTTATTACGTAGTTAACATTGAAATTATCGCACCTACTTCTGATGTATTGGCTTATATGCCACAGTTAAGGCTTAAATAATGCCATTGCTTGGGCGTGAGAAAGTAACCGCTATGACGGAGGCGGCTTACATTAGAATTAATGATAATGTTAGAGGCGTGTTTGTTGGTGGTCTTTTTAATGTTATGGAAGGAACACCGGTAGGCTTAACCCAAAGTGAAGTGCCAAGAAGCGTAAAAGCTACATCAGGATTAACTAAAAACAATTGGTTTCTATCTGTTGGTGTACCTTCATCAAAGACCACTACAAGCAAGGCGAACGGATTGGCATCAATTAGACAACTTAGATCTATGCCAAAATTAGTTTTGAATAAAAAGATCTTTTACACTAACAACAAGCCAAATATAACATCGCTGGAATATGGTGGCTTTCCAGACCCAGTAAAAAAAGGCAGTAGATTAAAAGGAAAGAATAACTTTGAAAAGCTATCATCTGGCGGGTTTAGTAAGCAAGCACCAAAGGGTTGGATAAGAGCGACATTAATAGCCATGGCTAACAAGATAAGGTCACTATGAACGATTACAATATATTGCAAGCGCTTAGGGGTGTTTATGCTTTAGCAACCACCACGACAAGCGACAACACATCATATATAGATCCGCCAGAATCTTTCTCTCCTTATGGTAAGGCTCTGTGGTTTGATGAGGACTTTATTCCCGCAACTAGTGACTCATTAGGAAAGACAAAACAGTCTAGTGATTCAGACAGGGGTATTTATCAGATAACCGTATACACACCGATTAATGTCGGTGATTATGGTAAATCAATGTCTGATGCAGTCAGTGCAATAAAGGCCGTATTCTTCAACGGTGCTAGTAACGTGTATCAAGGGCAAAAAGTTGATATACTAGACGTAACCGCACAAGGACAATCAGAAAATGAGTCTTGGGTGCGTAGAATTATTTCAATAAACTATTTAACATTCTCAACAAGGTAGGAATTAACATGGCTGGTGAAATTAACGGTACTAGCATTGTGCTAGAAAACGGTACAGGTGCAATAGTTGGTCAGATGGAGGGTACACTTACCTTTAACGGCTCACCTATTGATATTTCAAATAAATCATTCTTAGATAACGTCACTTTGCTAGATGGTGAATTAGCAGGTAAGCAATTACAGTTTGCTGGCTCTATTGTTTACAACGACGATACTCAATATAGAAAAGTACGCGCTGATTCAATATCAGGCACACAAGATACTTATACACTCACTTACACATCAAGTGCTACGACTGATGAAGCATTTACAGCTTTAATGGTTCCGAATGGCCTTAGTGACGCATTACCACATGGTGATAAAGTAACGACTAGTATTACATTCTTATCATCTGGTGTTATTACTCATACTCCAGCGGTTACATAATGGAATTTAATCTTTGCTATAAAACCTATCCCTTTAAAATCTCTCAAGGAGCCTGTAAACGGTTCTTTGAGCAGACAGGATTAGATTTGCAAACGGTGTTTATAACTTACCTATGTAAATTTCATGAAACTAAAGGGATGATGTCAGGCGATAGATTTATTGCGCTTAGTAACTTATACCCTCGTGATATTGCATGTAAAGCAATGTATCACATGGTGAAGGAAGAAGTTACCGGCGTATCTATGGCAGAGCTTGAAGATGCGAGCTTTAGGGTTGGCTGGACTGCAAGTGAAAATGACGATCAACTGTCTGACCCATGGCCTTTAATCATGGTTGATATAAGTGTAAAAATAAATACTTATTATAGTGAGAACCTTGACGAAAAAAAGACGATTACCTCGGCGGAATAAGGAAAGCATTCGAACCATTCAAGTTTGATTATTGGCACTGGTGGGAAGAATGCGTAAACAGTAAACAAATCTCACCGTCCGAGGCTTGGAGTCTTGATTTTGTTGAAGTCAAAAAGCTATTTAAAAGCACAAATAAAAGTGTAGATACTTCAGTTATGCTTAATTATGAAAGATCAAAAAACGGGGCGTCTAAAGAATGGCTAACAAAGAATCATTAATCATAGAGTTAGATGCCAGAACTGAAAGGGCAGATAAAAACCTAACTGCTACAGATAAAAAAGTTAATAAGCTAGATAAGTCTGTAACAAAGACTGATAACTCATTTGCTAAACTGGGCAAGTCTGCCTTTCTCGCTGCTACCATAGCAGTAACTGCAATAACAGCATCAACAAGAGCCGCCGTAGCATTCTCTAAAGAATTAGAGATAGCAGCAAATAGAGCCAATGAAACTGTTGAAGAGATGCAGTCATTAGCCTTTGCCACTAATACAGTCGGCATTACTCTTGAAAAGCTTGGTGATATTTCAAAAGATACAAACGAGAAAATTGGCGAGTTCATAGCTACTGGTGGTGGTGGATTCGTTGACTTTATCGACGTTATGAAAATGTCTAGTGCCGAGGCTAACATCTTAGCAAGAGAATTTCAGAATATGTCTGGCCCTGCCGTTTTACAGGAAATGGTAAAACGAATGGAGGAAGCCGGAGTTTCTGGTAATCAAATGTCATTTGCTCTAGAAGGCGTTGCCAGTGATACAACTGATTTAATACCATTACTTAAAGATGGTGCTAAAGAGTTAAAATCATTAAAGGGAGAATTTGAAGCGCTTGGTGTAACTCTTACGCAAGAACAAATAGATAAAATAAAAGAAGTTGGCGTAGCATTCTCAAAACTAGGCTCTGAATTCAGTGCGGAAAATAACGCGCTGATAGCTGAATACTCAGACGAGATATTAACCGCAGTTGAGGCACTAAAGGTTATAGGTAGTACGTCGTCTGACTTGTTTGCAGTTATAGCAAATGGGTGGGGTAATATAATCGAACTATCTAGAGCGGCGCTAACGGACCTTGTTAACGGCACAGATACATTCGCAACCGTATTAGAAGAAAGAACAACTCTAGCACAAGAAAAAATAGGTAAGCTACTGGGTGAAAATCAAAAGGTTTTAGATATTGTTATTACTAGCGGAACTAAAGCGATAAAAAAATCCACCAAGGAAGAACAAGCAAGCTTAGACCAAAGACTTAAAAACTTTAGTAATTACAGCAAAGCTGCTGCCGTTGTTAACTCTGCATTCCTTGAAGATAACAAGGCTATAAAAGCAGGCTTAATCGTTGCTGATACTGCTGCTGCTGTAATGATGCAATTATCTAGTGGCGATCCTTACACGGCTTTCGGTCGCGCTGCCCTTGCTGCTGCTATGGGCGCGGTTCAGTTATCTAACGCGTTAAGCTCAACAAAAGGAGGCGGCTCTGTTTCAGAAGGTGTTGCAGGTTCAGGGACGGTTACACCACAACAAAACTTTCAAGAAGAAACATCTTCACTAGAATTAACTGATGCTAGCGCTGGTGGCAGTCAAACGCTAAACATAACAGTTCCAGACGGTGACGAAATAGGTCAAGCAATAGCTAACTGGCTTAATCAGGCTAAAGAAGAAGGGCGTACATAATGGCTGAATTAGCAATATC